CCGTGCGGTCAATCGACTGTCCAGTTGGATGTTCCGCTCTGCCCACTCAATTACGCTGGGCGGCTTTTCGTAGTGCCACCTAGCGCGTGCCCTCTGGCGCAGCTCCTCCTGCGCCCCGGTCACAGCGCCGCCTCGACCTGCCGCATGATCTGCCCGACCTCGCCCTCCACCTCGACCTCTACCTCGGCAGCCGGACGGTTGGCGCAGATGGGCGCCAGTCTTTTGGCCATCCCCCTAAGAAGCGGGATCAGGGCGTTGTCTCTAGCTGCCGCCAGCTTGTCGGCCTCGTCCACGGGCACCATCGTTCCCTCCGCCTGGTCGATCTCGGGGCGGTCGCCCTTCATGCGGCGCAGTGCCTCCACGACTTTAGTGTAATTGCTAATCAGCTCCGACCTGTCGGCCCTTGTGTCGTCCTTGGCACTCTCGCCCAAGCTTGCCGCAAGGTCTTCCAGCCGCCTGATCTCCATGTCCAGACCACCGCCCTTGGCTTTGACCAGAGGCTTGGCCGGAGCAGCCGCCCGCTTGCGGTAGACGGTCGCCCTAGATTCGCCCGTGGCCGCCATGGCCCTTGCAACGTCGTGGTTCTTGGATCTGCCCATGAGACTTTAAGGTTTGATGGTCACACTCAAAAAATTAACGAGAGTCGTCTCCACCGCGGGCTGTAGCCGTTTAAAAGATTCCTTACGCATCGCCGTCGTGATCATGCGCTTATCCTTGCGACAAGCCTCTTGATGATGTCGCCAACAGGCTGAAGCTTTGCCAAGCATAGCTTTGCCTTTTCCGCATCCCAGTTCTCTATTGGATCCACCCTAGTAATGCGTTGGTTCCAACGCTCAATAAGAACGATAAATGCCTCTATGGTGGGCAGGCTTTCGTTGTCGAGCTGCTTCGCCCTAACAATTCCGCCATGGGCTATTGAAAGGCTGAGATCGTTAGGTGTTAGGTTTTCCGCAATGGCTCGCTTGAGCCAATAATCAGCCTCTTTCTTTGTTATCTTTCCGTTCGCCACCCATTTGTTCACGGCCTCGTGATGAGCAAACTCCAGCTCATGCTTCCTTGAGCCATAATAAGCCTCGGCAACGTCCGCAAGCTTCTTTGTTTTGGCGAAATCAAACCAGGTCTGGGTGTCGAAATACTCATCGACCTCTTCCTTGAAATGCTTTCTTCCGTAGGCCACCCAGTCGCCGACGCACCATTCCCAGCCGGCCTTAATTCTGCCGAGGTAATTTCCAATTTCACACCATTCTGATCGGGTAGTCCCTTCTGGAATCTTTAAGCCAATTTCAGAAAATTGGCATTTTGAGATAATTGCGGACTGCTTGTTTTTGTTTTGTGGCTGCTGGGTTACGATTTGCATGTTAGCTCCTTTTTCTTTTTTATTTTTTCACGCCTCCAATGCCGCTCCTCTTGCACTTTTTGATAGGAGGCAACGGCTGAAGCTGACTTGAAGTTTGCGTTTGTCCTTAAATCCAAAAGGTTTCGAAGGGTTATGGTTTCTTTCGACATGGCGGCAACCGTAAGCTTTATCCCATATTCTTTTATGATTTCCTTAACGGCCTGGCGCATGCTCGGTAGTCCATTAAGCGCCGCAAGGTTGCATGCGTAGGCTAAACAATAGACCTTAAACTTCATCCGCCCCCTCCCGTTTCGTCCTGACAGAATTATGCTGACCACCTTGGAAATGGTTTCTGCATGCGTGTTTTTTATATCTTCATCAATGGCCTCCTTGTGCCATTGATAGCCCACCTCGGCCGCTTGCCGTGCCTGCCCTGTGCTTAATGTCTTAATTCTATCCGATATTCTTTCAGACAAAATATCCATAGGGCCGTCAAGCTCGCTGGCTATATCGAGCCAATACGATGATTCGTTTGATTCCGCCGGGTCTAGTGTTGTTTTCATAATTCTATCCGCACTCCTCGTTCAATCCGCAGAAACCATGCAATAATCCGCAAAATCCCCCCATAAAGGGGGGATTTATGCGGATAGAATTGCGGGGTATTTTTGCGGATAGTTTCATAATTTTTGCGGATAGGCTAAATGTCAGTAAAAAGGACATACTTTTTAGCCTTTTCTCGGCCTATATTTTTGATTTTTGGAGGGCTGGAAAACTCCCATCCGATTGTGATTTCTGAAGACTTTTTTTCCCCAATTCCGCACTTGTTTCGTATCAAAGCCTGTAAATCCCCAGCCTTAATCCCTGGGCGTATCGCATCCCTAAACTGCTCAAAATCCACGGTTGAAAGATCCATCTTAGGCCGCCCAGGCTCCCGCTTCTCCGGTTCATCCGCCTCAATCCATGCAATCGAATCCGTTGCATGCCTCAAAAACACGCGAGGAAGGGCTTTGCTGGCCGTGATGCCGGCCGATGGCTTGCTGGGTACTAGCCCGCTACGCCTGCCCCTTTTAACCACCTCCAAAACGAAATGATCGTTATCCTCGCTCTTTACAGCGTTAAGCGTGATAACCGTCCTAGCCCAGTTGGTCAGCTCGCTCGATCCAAGCCCCCAATACATCTTGTCGAACCCTTGGTAGGCCGAGGCTGCATCCTTTGGTGGTTTTCCGCTATGGTGAATCAGGCACCAAGCAAACCCGTGGCTGTGGCTTACTGGGTTGAGCTCGTTGCGCAGGAACACGCTGGCCGTCTCCTGTTTGCTGATGTCCCCTCCAATAAAGGACAAAAGCGGATCCACCCAAAACAGGTCCGGCTTGTGCTTGCTGGCCAATCGGCGGCACAGATCGGCAAACCTCGCCCCCGTCGAAAAGCTCTCTTGGACAATGATGACGTTCTCAAAAACCAACCTCCGCTCCTCTTGGCTTAAAGCCATCCGGTCAATGATGCCGCGGACGGTTTCCGACACGTCCCCGGCGTCGTTCTCCGCCTGCACAATGATCGACTTAAGCGGCCGCTTGGGCTTGATGCCAAAAAACTCGCCACCATAGGCCCACGTAATGGCCGCCTGTAAGCAAAGTACGGATTTACCTAACCCGCTCGATCCGACCCACAGGGCCGATCCGCCCCGGCACAGCCAGCGGTCCCCAAGAAGGGTGGTCTCATCCTTGGCCTTGTCGAAGGCCAGCATGTCGTCCCACTTGAAGGGCGTGGGCAGGTCTCCAACGATCGTCCACTCCCGCCAATCCTCAAACGCCTGAACCTCCTCCGCAACCTCGACCAGCTCCTGGCCGTTGCCCGTGCTTCGGCGAATGGCTCCAGGAAGCCGGCTGAACCGGGGCGCGTCCTTGTTCTGGCCGTCGAGGCCCTTGCAATTTTCTAGGTGCTTGTAGACAAACTCCGCCCGCTCCCTGAACTCGTCCGCGTTTGCCGCGTTGACCACCACCCAGGCGTGGAGGCTCTTTCCACCGGAACGGATGATACAGGACGTCGGAAGCTTGGCCTTTTTGATCTGCTCCCACTGTTCCTCGATCGTCCCCTTGTCGAACTCTACCAGGACGTGGCGGAACTGGTGAATCTCCTCCAGCACGCGCCGGTTGCCCTTGATCGGGTTGATGCAGACATACACGCCGACGGCCTCCCCTTGCCACGTGGCCAGCCCGCCGTCCTTGAACAGCTCCAGCCACTCCTCCCGTGTGCGGGTCTCACCACGGCCGCTGGGGCGCTCCCGCTCCTCGTCCAGGATGGCGCGGTCGATGTGAATGCGCTCGCCCTGCCGGAAGGCGTGGGCGAGAAACCGGTCAATCGCGTCCTCCTTGGAGGATTGCGGCATGGCCGGAACGTGCGCCGCTTCCCGGTAGACCGTCATGCCCCGGATCCCGTAGCGGCTGGCCGGCACCCACGGCTCCCGGCCCGGCCGGCTGTAGGCGCTTTTAACGGCCGACAACGCCTCCCGCTGGGTCAGTCCCACCTTGAGTGCCCAGCTCTCGGCCTCGACCTCCGCGTCCTCAATCGGCATGCCTTGGTCACGGAACTGGCAGGCCAGCTTGAACAGCTGGTTGTTACGCTCCCCTTCCGGGGCTCCGTTTTCGTAGATTGAGCGGACGGCTGGGGCAAGGGGGATGCTCATAGTGGCAGCTCCAAGGATTTGTTTTTCTCAGCGTTTGAAATTCTTGCCTTGGAAATCGCGCAGTAATCAGCCTCCCGTTCAATCCCTATAAAATTAAAACCTTCCAGCACTGCCGCCTTGCCCGTGCTTCCGCTTCCCATAAATGGGTCGAGGATTGTGCCGTTAGGTGGTGTGACGAGGCGGCAGAGGTAGCGCATCAGCGTGGTTGGCTTGACGGTTGGGTGGTGGTTGCGAGATCCGCTTGTCCTCCCAGCACCTGCTCGAGTATTGTTAATTTCAGCAGTCCCATCGGCTCTTCGTACACATTCGCTTGATGGTTTTATGCGTAAACTATCACACCCCTCATCCCGATCCGCTTTGGTCGCCTTGGCGCAGTAGAAGAAGCGGGCGGCAGAGCCGGAGTCTCCAAAGCCATCATGAAAATATTTTCCACCGGCACTTGCTCCGCTTGCTACATTTCTGCCGCCGTCTGTGTGCATTTTCTTCATTGGCATCCCGCTTGTCGTAATCGGAAACAGCCCCACCACCTCCTCGCTCCCATCGTGAATTAGGTTGGCGGGCCAGCGGCCTTGTTGCATGGCGCGGTCAATTTTGGTGATTCGGTTTTCATGCTCATTCCATCCAGAGTTTTGCCCCAGCGCCGATGATCCGCTTTTAGTTCCGCAAGGCGAAGGTGGCCCATCCACCCTGCACCCATCCACATTGATTGCCCCGGTTCCGTGCTTCATCACATTCTCGGCTACCGTTCCCTCCAACGGCTTGCGAGCAACCGTGATCGGCTCCATCGCAGGCTTTAAGGCGGTGCCCCAGCCGGACCATCGGCGTGCGGCAATAGTGGCTGGAGCAGTAACATCCAACTCTGATGGCCCTTCGCTACTAAAGGCCACGCCAGGAATAACTTTTTTTCGACCAATAATTTCGCGCTCTGCCTCGTCGTATGCGTCCTGAAATTCGCGCGCGATCGGTAGAATGCTTCGCAAATATTCCCATTCATCCTGACTTGGCAGGCTTCGGCCCGTCTCAAAAAACATGTGTCCGCCCTGATGATACCACGCGCCGTACCTTCCACCGGTTGCCTTCTGCATGGCGTCGCCAATTTCCCTCAAGCTGAAGCCAGCCTCTTTTCGCGCTCTCTTAATTTCAGATCCCAGTCGCTCAAATTTCGACCAGTCGCGCACCCTATCAATCGCCTTGCTAGCGTCCAACGACTTCGGAAACCCGCTCCCATAAACCCATGCAATCATGTCCCTAATCTCAAACCCAGCGTCCTCGATGTTGGCCGCCATGCGGTGTTGGGTGCGAGTGCCAGCAAAGGCCAATAGATGTCCGCCCGGCTTGAGGACGCGCAGGCACTCCGCCCAAATAACAACGGATGGAACCTCGTAATCCCATTTTTTGCCCATAAAAGACAGGCCGTAAGGCGGGTCGGTGACGATTGCGTCGATGCTGTTGGCGGCCATGGTCTGCATGGCCTGCACGCACTCGTCGTTGATGATGTTAAAAGTCATGGCTTGGCGGCCTTGGCTCTCATGTCCCGCTCCCGGTACCCCTCGGCGCGAGTCAAAAGCTCTTGGATAATTTTAAGCGCAAGCTCAAAGCAGTTTAAGGCTCCTTGCGCCTTCATCCGCATGGGCAGAGGCATGTCGTCCATCAGCTTTCGCAGCTTGGCAATGCCGCGTTTCTGGACGTCGTCGGTGCAGCGGATGCGTTTTACCGACATGCTACCCTTTGTATTTGTCCATGCCGGGGACGTCATGGCAGCAATGCCTACGAAACTCCGGTATTTGCAGCATTGTTTTGTTTAATGCGACCGGATCAACGCCGTCACGAACGACCGCGTGATGAAAATGCACAAACCAAAAAAGACCCGCGCCCATTGCCTGAACTTTTTGGTCTTCCCAAGTCCCAACCGCCATGGGATGGCCATGCTTTTTTTCAAATTCCTGCAATGATCCATCGCCCGGCTTAAACAGCATGCAATGTGGGGTGTTGGCAACATAAGCCAAATAGTTTTTTGTGTATTTTACGCTCACGCCCACTGCCCCATTCCGTACCGCCCGCGGTTCTTTTGAATCTGCGCCAGCACGCCGGCCCACTCCTCCATCGTCCAGGAGCCGATGATGCGGGCGTCCCAAAACTTAATGAGGTTTGCCAAACTCACAGCACCGGTTCCGGCATCGGGCCCGTCAGTTTCCACTTGTAGGTGCTTTTGTCGTACACCAGCGGGTAGCCCATGAAGTCCCGCAGCAAGTCGATATCCCGGCTGACGGTTTTGTAACTGACCTCAAACTCCTGGGCCACTTTCTCACAGCTGGGCAGCTCGCCTTTTTCGCGCAAAATCTCTGCCATCCATCGGCACCGGCGCATGACGGGCCGCGTCTTGCAGGTCTCCTCGCGTTTTTTAAGGCTGATGCGTCTCACAGCCCGCCCTCCGTTCGCAGTCGCTCCAGGATCAGCACGTTCTCCCGCTCCTCGGCGGCCCTGAGGGCTTCGCGGGTCTCGGCCAGCTGCCGCTCCAGCGAGCGGATCCGCTCGACCAGCTGGCGGCTTAAGGGCTCGGCTGGCAGGACGACGTAGTTGGCGTCGTTCATTTCACGCCCCTCGGGTCGTACTTCTTCACCTTCCGCCACAGCGTGCAGCAGGCCCGGAACGCCTCGAAGGCGTCCTCGACCTCCTCGGCCGTGTAGAGTTTTTCGTCAATAGCCCCGGTCTTGCGGTCAATGAAGACGTTCCGCGCCGGCAACGCCTCGCCCGCCCAGGCAAACGAATAGGCGGCCAGCTGCAGGAGCTCCTTGTAGTCCGTCCATACCTTGTGCTCCTCATCGGCCATGGCAAAGCCGGGCATCTCCGGGTGAAACGGCGCGACCTTGGTAAAGTTTTTGCTCTTGAAATCGACGACCTCCGTCTGCCCGTCGATCTTGGCGATCAGATCGCACCGGCCCGCGTAGCCCTCCCCGTCATGCACGACCACCTCCTCGGACAGGACAACCTCGTCCAGGAAGCGTGACCAACGGGTCAGGCTGGCAAGGTGGGGCCGGAGCGTGTCGTCCATGTCCTTTGCCAGCGGGGCCTCGCCCCGGATCACCTGCTCGGCCAGCTCGTGGATCCGCGTACCCACGTCTGCCATGCCGGCAAGCTCGGCCCTGTTGGTTTCATGGACCCGGCGGGCGTAGTCCTGCAGCTCCTCGCCGTCCCTGCGGGGCAGCGTCAGCGTCTGGGCAATGGCCGCGTCCACCTTGTGGCGGGTAAGAGCCTCGCTCTCCATGATCTTGAGGATTGTCGTGACGCTGGGCAGCGCCCCAGCCTTGCGGGCCTGTCGCAGATCCCCGTGGCACGGCTCACCGGTCGGCAGGTAGTAGTGCGCCGACTCGGTGTCGTATTTGACGACGAGGTTGGCCACGGTCTTAGGCTTTCCAGCTGCGGATCACCGGCACGGCCATGGCAACCACGGCCACGACAAACACGGGGATCGCAATACGGATGATGGTCTCGGTCATTTGTTTCCTTTCCGGAAGCCGGCGCCAGTTGGGGGAACTGACGCCGGCCCCCTTTTTTTATTTCTCAGCCAAGGGTTAAAACGGGACGTTGTCCTCGCCGGCTACTGCGACCGCTTTTGCGGCCACGGCAAGGGCTGGTTTGGGTTCGCGGTCCTTAAAGCGGACAAAGTCCGGGTCCACCTTGAGCTTCGCCTTGCCCGGCTTCAGCACGCTCTGGACGTTGGCGTACACCTGGCCGTCCCGCTCGTTGTGGGTCACGACGATCTGGCAGTTTTGGCCGATCAGCTTTTCCAGGTCGAAGTTGTCCGGGGCCGGCTTGCCAAACCACGACTTAAGATCTTTGGCCAAGCTGCTCTTTTCATGGAGCGTCAGGCCATAGCGGCGTCCGATGGAGAACGGCCGGCCGTCTTCCATTTTTGAGGACAGCTGCCAGACGATCCGCACCTTGTGCTGGGATTTGGTTTCGCCCTGCCAGGTGGTCTCGACGATCCCGAGGTCGGCCACATCGCAGCAGACTGCGTCGTGCACGCCTTCCGGGGCTGGGA